CAACTACTGACTCTGGATTGCTTTTGGGTATCACAGGAACTGATGTAGATATTTTCTCTGCAGCATTTGACTATGATGGCGCATCTGTTGGTGATCACACTACTGCTGTTCTTTCTGGAGGAAGTGCTGATAATCTACCAGTATTTACTGCAGCAGCAGATACTATTGATGTAGAAATTGATGCATCTAGTGGTACTATTACTGGTGGTGTTATTCGTGTGTATGCAATCTGCATTATCATGGATGATATTACTGATGTAGGTTCAGCCTCTGAAGTAGATCGTGATCTGCTGGCTTAACTTAAAATAAATTCTTTAGGGGCTGGCTACACGCTGGCCCCTTTAGTGCATCTTAAGGAAACATGATGGCATATGATTATCTAGGCTTAGTTAATGACGTAAATAGACGACTTAACGAGGTTGAACTTACTGCTACTAATTTCACCTCTGCAGTCGGTGAGTATGCTATGGTTAGGGATTCTGTTAATGTAGCTATACGTTACATCAATCAACATGAATTTGCCTATCCTTTTAATCATTCCACAAGTACTACCACATTAGTACCTGGCGTTACACGTTACTCAATACCAACAGATGCTAAGTACGTTGACTATAACACAGCTAGACTAAAGAAAGACGCTACAATTTCTTTTGATGGGGTTAGTTTAAATACTTTACCCTACAACGAATACATAGATAACCAATATATAAACCAAGAGGATGACATTAATTCTACAACGATTGATGCAGTTAGTGGACTGTCAGCATCAGTAACCACAATATCAGTTACGTCATCAACAGGCTTTACTGCAACAGGAACTTTGTTTGTAGGTGGAGAACAGATAACTTATACTGGTATTACAGGCAATGATTTTACAGGATGCACAAGAGGTGCAAACAGTACAACAGCTGCAACTATTGCTGACGATGTTGTTGTAACACAATTCTCAGACGGTGGGTCACCTAGGTTTATTGTTCGCACATTAGACAACAACTACTTACTATACCCCTTCCCAGATAAACAGTATGAGTTATCTTTCGATTACTTTACATTACCGACAGATCTATCTGCTGCCACAGACGTACCTAGTTTACCTGTTCAGTTTAGATACATTATAGTAGAGGGCGCAATGCACACTGCGTACATGTTTAGAGGAGAGACACAAGAAGCTAACCTTATGAAGAATAACTTTGAAGAGGGCATTAAACAGATGCGTAGTCTCTACATTAACAAGTACGAATACATACGCTCTACTGTTACGTCAGGCAGTACAATTGGTGCATTCGCTTCACAAAGCAGAGTAATCTAATACATGCCTACTAACAGAGAATCATTTCCTGTAGAGTTTAAGGGTGGCTTAATTACAAACTTAAGTCCGTTGCAGCAAGGTATTAACATGCCTGGTTCTGCTACAACCCTAAAGAACTTTGAGCCATCTATTACAGGTGGCTATAAACGTATACTAGGGTTTTCTAAGTTTGATCCTTTTGTTATACCACCCTACGGTGCTCCTGTTGTATTTGGTGCGAGTCAATCTGGTACAACTCTTATTATTGCTGGTACTCATACTACTCCTACTGCAGGTGATACACTTACTATCGCAGGTGTTTCAGGCACATACACAGTAGGTAGCCCTGCATTTGATGCAACGAATAATAGAACAACTCTAACACTAACTACCTCTTTAGATTCTAGTCCAGCTAATGCTGCTGCTGTTACCTTTGTATCCTACACAGGCACCTACAGGACACTAGGGGTAGAGGTCTTTAATGACAGTGTACTAGTTGCTTTAAACTCTGACCTGTATAAAACTACAGGTGATGGCTACACTAAGATTAATGTACCTTCCTATGGTACAGTACTTGTAAATGGTGCAAGTCAAACAGGTGCAACACTAGCAGTTGATGCTCTGACTTCACCGCCAAAAGTTGGTGATGTATTTACAATAGCTGGTGTAGATAAAGTCTATACAGTTACTGCAAGTGCCACTGTTTCATCTGGTGGGTCTACTCTAGCAATAAACCCTAACTTAGCTTCTTCCCCTGCAGATAATGCTGTAGTTACTTTTATTAGTCTAAGTAGAGAGGGAGCTTTAAGAACAAGATTTGTTGAATACAACTTTACAGGTACTGAAAAGGTTGCTATAGTTGACGGAGTAAATCCACCTGCACTATATGATGGTGGTACTTTTGTAGCACTAGTAGCTGCACCTACTGACGTTATAAGTTCAACTGATGTAATTGCTTTTAAGAAACATTTGTTCTTTGCAAACCTAGACCTATTAACTTTTACGGCACCTTCTTTAGATACAAACTTTGAGGCTAGTGATGGTGCAGGTAGTATTCGTATCGGTGATAGTATCACTGGACTATCTGTATTTAGAGAACAACTTATAATCTTTACAGAAAAGTCTATCTTTAAATTATCAGGTACATCTCTAAGTAACTTTGCATTAGAACCTATTACCTTAGACATTGGTTGTATTGACGGTGATACTATTCAAGAGATTGGTGGAGACATCATGTTCTTGACTGAGGACGGTTTAAGACTTTTATCTGCTACTGATCGAATAGGAGACTTTGGATTAGGAGTTGTATCTAAGACTATCCAGGATGTTATGACTAAGTTTATTGCCTCTGCTAGTCTTTTCTCTAGCGTAGTTGTAAGGTCAAAGTCTCAGTACAGGGTGTTTGCTTTTAATCCTAATATTATTGGCGATGCAGCTAAAGGTATTATTGGTACACAGTTTTCACCTCAAGGTGGTGAAGACATGGCTTGGTCTGAGATTAGAGGTATGGAAGTCTTTGCTGCTTCTAGTAAAGTTGTAGATGCTGCTGAAGTAATTGTATTCTCTTCTGACACTGGTCACTTGTTTAAGATGGAAGACGGAAATAGTTTTGATGGTGCTAACATTGCAGCTGAATATCTTTCGCCCTTCTTGCCTTTACAAGACCCTAGAACTAGAAAAGCAATATACAAAGTATACCTCTACACAGATCCAGTAGGCTCAGTTAATTTTGACTTTAGTTTAAAGTTTGACTATGATGAACTAAACTCTGTTCAACCAGAATCAATATCTTTTACTAATGCTACCTCTGCTATTTCTTTCTACGGAGATAATAGTTTTGCAACCTACGCCACTACAGCCTCAGGGTCTAGTGGTGCAACATCAGTAACAGTAGCATCAAATACAAATATGGTTGTAGGTGACGGTATAGTTGGTACAGGTATACCCTCAGGTACAACTGTTACAGGTATAAGTGGCACAACGATTACAATAAGTGCTGCTTTAACTGAAACAATTAGCAGTGTAAGGGTTACGTCTAGTGGCTCTGTCTTTGGCGGTAAAGTACAGAATATATTTAGCACTCAAACAGTAGGTACAGGTTTTACAACAGCAATATCTTTTAAGAGCACAAGTCAAGATCCCCCTTTCTCTTTGGACACTGCTATGCTAGAATACTCTACAAAATCAAGAAGGTAATATTATGGGAACTGGTTACACAAGAAATGATACCACAAATAACATTGCTGATGGTAATGTTATTAATGCTGCAGACCTTGATGGAGAGTTTGACGCAATTGTAACGGCACTATCTACAGGTGGTCACACACACGATGGTACTGCTGCTGAAGGTGGTCCTGTTACTGTTCTTGGCCCAGCGCAAGACTTTGTGGTAACTGCTTCTATTGTATCCCCTAAGACTGACAACACGTTAGACCTTGGTACTTCTACACTAGAGTTTAAAGATATATACATTGATGGCACAGCTTATATTGATGGGCTAGGCGAAGACATACTTGTAGCTGGTACATCAAAGATACAGTTTACTAATACTTCTAATTATATTCATTCAGCTAGTGCTGGAAATATTGATCTTGTAGCAGCTACAGAAATACATCTTACTGCTACCACCATTAATATGGATGGTGCTGCAGATATATCAGGCAACTTAGGTGTTGGTGGTAATCTTACTGTTACAGGTACTACTACATTTAATGGTGGCACTATTACAATGGGTGATGCTGCTAGTGATAACGTTGTGTTTGGTGCAGATATAAACTCTGACATTATACCTAATACAGACTCTGCATTTGATCTTGGTTCATCAACTCAAGAGTGGCGTGATCTTTTCCTAGATGGTACTGCACACATAGATACGCTTGATGTTGATGTAAATGCTACAGTAGCAGGTACTCTAGGTGTCACAGGAGTATTAACTACTACAGCTACACAGGTAGCAACGGGTGGAATTACAAGCGGCTCTAATATTGTTTCTGACACAGACAGCACTGACGATCTTGGTACAACAAGTGTTCGTTGGGCTAACTTGTTTGTTGATGGTATTACCGCAACTGACCAAATAACAGCTACTGGATTTACAGGTACACTAGACGGTATTCTTGGGTCTGGTGCAGCTGCCGCTGCAACTGTAACAACTCTTGATACAAGCGGTGCTGTTAATCTAAATCTTGTTACTGACTCAACTAGCTCAACTTCAGGTGCTTTAATTGTTGATGGTGGTGTTGGTATAGCTAAGAAGTTGTTTGTTGGTACTGACTTAGATGTAGATGGTACTACTAACCTTGATGCTGTAGACATAGATGGCGCAGTAGACATGGCATCTACACTTGCTGTTACAGGTATTGCTACCTTTACTGATGATATTATTATTGGTGATGGTAAGACTATTGGTTCTGCATCAGATGTAGATGCAATAGCTATAGGTGCAGACGGAGATGTTACATTAACTCAAGACTTAGAATTGCAACATGATGGTGCAATATTATCCTTTGGAGCTAATGATGAGATAACTGTTACTCACGTAGCTGACAGGGGCTTAACTATTACTAATACAAATACAGGTGATGATAAACCTATTGTATTACAGCTTAAGTCTGAAGAAGACATTATGCAAGCAAATGAGCTTATAGCTTCTATTGAGTTTGCTGCAGGTGACTCTGATGGTACTGATGGTGCTACTATAGCTGCTGGTATTCATGCTATTGCTGAAGATGACTTTAGTGGTACTGTTAACACAACTAAACTTGTATTTACTACAGGTGCGTCTGAGACTGCTGCATTTGGTGCTACTGCTAAGATGACACTTAGTTCAGCAGGACTACTTACTATTGCTGATGACTTTATGATTAAGGACGGTGGTACTATTGGTGTTGCTTCTACTAATGATGCAATTACCATTGCGTCTACAGGTATTGTAACATTTAAAGATGACATACTAATTAAAGATGCTGGTACAATTGGATCTGCTTCTGACCCTGATGCCATATCAATCTCTTCGGGTGGAGTCGTTGCAGTAACAGCAACTACTGCATCAACAAGCTCTACTACAGGTGCATTAACTGTAGGTGGTGGCTTGGGTGTCGCTGCTGATTTGTTTGTCGGAGATGACTTTGACGTGACGGGTGACGCTGTAATNGANGGNACTGCCCT